AGAAGACTTGTCACAGTTCTTGTAGTACCCACATGATCCATCTCCCATGAAGAATCCGTAGAGACGAGCCAGCTCTTCAGATATCGTGTCGTATTCATTGAACGTATATGGGAAAGAGTGCAAAAGACTTTCACCAACTGAAAGGTCGGTCGGTGATACCATAGATCCATCGGGTCTAACAAGTGAGTGATCGGTTGTCACCTTTACAGACCCAGTGTGTGTTGTTACTCTAAGGATCTGCTTGTCAGTTTCGTGACGAATTATGGTCTGAATCTTTGTCCAACCCCTCTCAGTCCACGTCTCTACATCAGAAACCCTTGAAAACTCTTTACCATATGGATCTGATACCCACACATCGCCGAGATCATCTATTCTCCGAACTGTCGTTTGACCGTTTATACGAAGTAGAAGAGCAGTGTCTCCCGTTACAGAATCCCCGTACCTCACCTTGGCCCCAGGAAAGTTGGCCTCCACGTACGTCTTGGTCTCCTCGATCATGGAGCGACCCTTCATGGTGACTGTCGCAGCTATCGGAACGCATGGGAGCATCCCCTTACCAGCTCCCGTGAAACCGTATACAGAGTTCATGGAAATCTTGTAGGCTAGCTGCTTGCCGTTGTACACATTTTTCATGTCTCCGGTCGCGGCAGCCATGTCCTGCTTGGCCTTTTTACGAAACTGCTTGAGTTCGACCAGGATTGCTGGCAACAGGCTCGAGACATTCTGGGCAAACTTGTACGCCCCGAACGTCTCGTAGGTGACCCCAGGGACGTTTGCGTACCGCTCATCCATCACGAGGGTCGAGTAGCACAAGTTGTGCGCAATCATGATCGATGGGTACAGACCCTCAAAATCGAGGGCCGTGATTGGAGTGTAATAAGCCCCAGTCTGAGCCTCGAGAACCGTCGCACCCTCGTACGTCTCGCTCGCCACTTGACCCCACCGAATGGTCGGAACCATGAATCCAATCTCCCTCGCCTTTCTGGTCATCTGACTAAACACCTTGATTTGCTGACCGCGTTCGGTGAGGTACGAGATGGGAACCCATGTCGCCTTGGCCATCTCGAGGAGGTTCAGGAGGTTGTAGAGCTTGTCCATGAGCATGTGGGGCAACACGGTATCCTTGATACAGTAATCAGCCACTTCGCCGAGTTCGTCCGCGTCACCCCTCGCGAACCTCCGAAACATCTCCTTGGGAGACATGTCGAGCTTGCGGTCTCCCAGGAACTTTTCAGATACAAAGTTCAGGCTGTACGAATCGAGCTTGTGTTCGCGCTTGACGTCGTGAAACATGTCAAAGACGTACCTTCCGGGCATGGGAAAGAGTTTCAGGGTATTGTCCCCGAGGGCGTTGGAGGACAACTTCTTGTAGACCATTTCACATTGGTGATCCTTGAGCTTGCTAATGTCCGAAAACTCATCCAGGCACCCGTTCAGACTTGCGCGAATGTACATAAACTCCAAATCAAACCCAAAGATGTTCCAGCCAGTCAAAATGTCAACGTCGTGCTCGACGAGCCAATCCCTGAACCCTATGAGGAGGTCGCGCTCAGTATCGAAACTCACCACATCAGCCCCGGTCGTCTTCTTGTAGCACAGACAAACCTTTTCGTAGATTTCCTTTTCACCCATCCTCTTGAGAGTCACCGCAATCTGAAAACAGGCGTCACCGGCTATGTTGGCGTCGGGAAACTTACCAGTCGAGCTGTTTGTCTCAATATCAAACGATGCGACTATGAAGGGGGCAATGTCATCGCGAGCCACGGGTTTCAGGGTCCTCCAATCGTTACAGAAGAGGTCAATCTTACACCGGGTCAAGTGAGACCGAACGCACTTGTCACCAGTCTCGAGCCAACCGGTCGACTGAATACCAGAGCGATGCATAAACCTCAAAATCGGTTCGAGATTCGATTCAAACACCTTGAGAGGTCGGTCTTCGCCCGGGAGAGCCCTTCGAAGTTTGCCGTCACAGGCTTTCATGGCGGCCCAGGTGGTAAAGTTGAGTTTCATGAATGGCTTGAGTTCGTTGTTTTGAAAGCCCCAGAGATCCTTGGACCTCAAGAGCTCGTATGATGTCGGGGCATTGTCGCCACAGGCTTTTTTGATTTTATCGAATAAAAAATGATCGCTAGCATTTTTGGCGAGTTTTACGAAAAAGTACGGCTTGAAAGCGGTCGACACTGAAACAGAGTCCCCGTTTGCTGCCCGGCCAAAAATACTAACAATGTACTCACCCTCGGTGTCGCGAGCTTCCCACGTGAGAGCCTCAAAGACAACCATCTTTCTTTTGGTATGTAGCGTCTAAACTTTTTAATATATTTCTTGAGTTATATTAAATGGCTGTTGAACTTGTCTCAAAGGGAGCTCAGGACGTGTACCTCACTGGTAATCCAGAGGTTTCATTCTTTAGACAGAATTACAAGCGTCACACGAACTTTGCGATGAGAGAGGTTCAGCTCAACCCCCTCGGCGGCCTCGCCACGAACAGCGAAATCAGTCTCAAGATTCCTAGCAAGGGCGATCTTCTCAGTCACATGTGGATCGACCTCGGGCTCGGGACCGTCACGAGCAGCGCTCTCAACTCGAATGCGTGTGGCATTTCAGCAGACTCCGACGCAAACCCAGCCATCTTCGAGCTTTATATAGGCGGTCAGCTCGTTGATAGGCAGGACGCCTTCTTCGCCGTTCAGTACTGGCAAAAGTTTCTCAACGATTCTTCCGTGAAGAATGACGCGATCCACGGAACGAGCTCTGCCGGAACCCTCTCGTGGAAGTACGCAAACTGGCTTCCACTCCACTTTTTCTTTTGCGACAGCGTGTACCTTCCCCTCGTCGCCCTCCAGTATCACGAGGTTGAGGTTCGCATCAAGTTTTCGTCAGACGATTCCAACTCGCTCCTCTCCAAGCTCAAGTTTTACGCCAACTACATCCTCCTCGACACCGACGAGAGGGCGGCGTTCGTCAACGCCGAACACGAAATCCTCATCGAGCAGGTTCAGAGAATCACGTTTGATTCCAACAAGTTTAACCTCGGACTCCTCAACCACCCGGTCAAGTCCCTTCACTGGGGCCTGGCGTCCGCGACGGGTCTCAAGACGGAGAACGTTCAGCTGTACCTCAACGGCACTGAGATTTTCGGCACTCCCATGCCCGACAAGTATTTCACACAGGTTCAGGGATACTACTACTCTGAGTTTAGCTCAGACCCCCTCAGGTACTCTAATTCGAGCTTAAAGATGCTTTCGTTCGCTCTCAAGGCGAACAAGCATCAGCCGTGCGGGACGTGTAACTTTAGCCGTCTCGACACGGCCACTCTCACCATGACTGTGACTGGCGGAACTCTCAACTACCTACACGCCGTCAACTTTAACATTCTCAGGATCAAAAAGGGTATGGCTGGTCTCGCCTTTAGTAATTAGTCGGACACGATTTGGTACGTTCAACTTGAGTAAAACAGAGGTCCCCGCCGTTTTGAGACCTATCAATGGCGTGCGAGGCGCTCCGGAACGCATCCTTCACGTTGTTGGCGTCGAACGTCAACGAAGACTCCTCTCGAATATTAAACTCCGAAGCCGTGCGAATGGCGTCTTGGTTCGCACCCATGAATATAAAATTCCAACCAAGAAGCTTCTTCTCTGTGATGAGCTTGTTGATTTGAGTCTTTGTGTACTTGATACTCGCATTCTCCTCTCCGTCAGTCATGATGAGAATGATGACGCTTCCTTCGTCGGCCCAACTCTTGGACTCAAACTTTTCGGCGAGTTCGATGGCGTGCCCGATGCCATCGAGGAGAGCGGTGGCCCCGTGAGGCCTGTACAACGACGACGTGAGAGGCTTGACGTCCGATATTTTTATATTTTCACTGACAACCTTTACTGTGTCACTGAAAAGTAAAAGAGACAATACCGAATCTTTCGCTGAAGACTGAACAAACTCGTTGAGACCTGAGATGGTCCTCTCGACATATTGTTTCATTGACCCAGAGCAATCGAGGACACAATAGATTTGAGACATTTTTTATTATTCATGGTCCAAAAACTTTATGCGAGCCCAGTAGACCCAAAGCCCCCAGAACCCCGCGACGTGTTGATGAGGTCCGTAACCTCTACGACGCGGGCCGCTGCGTACTTTTCGAGAATGAGCTGTGCGACTCTGTCGAGCGCGTTGAACCTCACGACTGATTTACCATGGTTACACAGGACAACCTTGATTTCGCCGGTGTAATCAGGATCTACGACCCCGGCACCCACGTGGACGTTATATTTGACAGCGACACCGGACCGCGATGCGACCCTACCATATGTGCCAAGTGGTAGCTTAACTGCAATACCAGTCGAAGCGCATATAAGTTCACCTGGAGGAATAGTAAGATTATCAATACAATGCAGATCGTATCCCGCGGATCCATTCGTCGCGCGGCGAGGGATGATAGCCTGAGAACACAGACGCTTCACCTCAAGCTCCATTACGTATTTTACGTCCCGAAACTTTAAACCTGTTGACGTGACCGGTGCGAGCCTTTTCGCGCTTCGCCCTGAGCACCTGAGACCGCGTGAGTTCAGAAAACGTCGTCGGAGTCTTTGAGGTTATTCGTTTCGTGGGTCGATACACGGAAGACTTGGACGTGTACCTGTACTTTCCCGTGTCGGACTTCCAATTTTCGGCGAACCATCTCGAGAGACCGGTTCGTTTAGGTTTTGGTCCTATAAAGGTTCCCCCGAGTTTCTTGTACTTTTGTATAATGAGGCCGCTACGGTACGCCGACGGTTTCATGTGAATGGATTTTTTCACCTTTTCATACAAGTTCGGGTCTGTAACTCTCATTATCTTCACATGTGAATTTTATTTCAGTACCAGTATTGAGGTCGACGATCCCAAACTCACTCTCGTACACCCAGCCTTTATAGTTACCAGGATGGATGTGTTCCAGGAATTTTGAAGCGTGAAATATATCATCAAACACCAGATTATAGAATGACACGTTCTTCGTCGTCATATCCATGAAACCTGAGTGCTTTTCAAATTGTATTTTGTGCCAATTGACCATCACCTAA